GCTTAATCCATGCGTATAAGTTATCTAAATCCCAATCTATCAGCCCCAACTCCTTTGCTATCCCGCACCCTACGTAAGTAGTAACGCCTTGCGCTATCCAGAATCGGTCTGAGGGTTCACCATCTAGCTCTTCAGTCATTTGTGCTCGTGCATTCATAATGCGTGCTTTAACGGATTCTAAATTGTTTATAACGTACTTAATGTAAATCTCTCCTGCCCATCCATAGTTTTCGGCTAAGGTATCGTTAAGCTTATTTGCCTCTAACGTGCTTTCACTACCAAATAAAAGTTTAGTTGCTAGGAAACTTATAACTCTTCCCGACTCACCTTTAGGAGACTTGCGAAACCTTCCAGCTTCTTCTGTTATACTGCTGTTACCTGTAGTGCCACAACTAAGATTCCAAGGTTCCCCTCTGTACCGCTCTTCGTTTTTACCCGTACTCGACATTCTGTTCTTTTGTGTACCGTCGCTTATACCATAACAAAAATCACTAGCGTCTTTAGGGTCATAGTTAGACACCTCATCTATATACAGCGGTAAGTTTTTCATTACTTCTGCTCTGTTCCATGATGAATTATCTGTGTCCTTGCCGACCAACACTAGTTTTTTATGGTCCCCCCATACTGACGCACCACCCCACATACCTGTAGTTTTACCTATCCCTGTTTCAGGACTGTTGAGGTTATATATTGCACCGGATATTCCAGATACAAACTCCATGAGCGGAGAGCCAAAACTTAAACCAAACATGTATTGGTGCTGTTCAAACCCCTCTTTCCCATAAAACTTAGCCGCCTTTTTCCATTCTTCTAGCGTACCTTGTTTGGCAAACATAGGTATATATTGTGACGTACGCACCCCCGGAGGGTTCTCCTTTTCGTAACCTTTAAATATTTCTTTACCCCCCAGTACAAAAGACTTACAGTTTTTTGTCCAACCAAACTGTGTCTTTACTTTAGGGGGATAAGGGGTTGTGTCCTGAAGCTGTTGAATCCATTCTGCGATATAGCGTTGTACTTTTTGCACGTTTTGGCCCTCTTTAGCTGCGTTTGCGGTAAGAAGGGTAATACCCTTCGCGTTCATCTCCTTGCGAAAATCTTCACCTGAAGTGAGTATTTTTTGTGATAGAAGAAATCGTTTCGTTATATTAAAGTTATTCACATGCGTAACTTCATAAGTTATGCCGTATTCTGGGTCGTCAAGAATCTTAGATAGAAATAAGTCATGTCTATAAATAAGAGCATCGTCAACTGCACCCGTATCTTGGTCCACTTCTCTCCGTACAACACCCCTATTCTCTCGTCTAACATAGATTCCGGGGTACTCCGGTATGCTAGGAGGTGGTTCTTCCTCTGCTAACTGTGCAGCATTTTTTTGGTCGTTCGTCTTTTCTACAATCGTTGGTGTAGGAGGTAGAGCTTTAAGTTCTTCTGGGTCTTCGTAGAAGCCTTCTTCATTGATGTCAGCAGTACGAAGTTCCCGACATAAAGTAATCGGACTTTTTATCTTTCCATAATTGGGGCATGTACTGCATAGATCAGGAAAGTCTGCGTCGAACGTAGCGCACCTATGTGGGTAGTTAATAGAAGATGCAATTTTATCTGTCTCTACTGCGCTGTAGTCCGTATGCTTTTTTGAAATAGCATGAACCGCAGGTATCTTGCCTACCCCATCTTCGTCACATCGCTTTGCAATAGAGAGAACGTGCAACCACTCTGGGTAAGTTAGTTCGTCTGGGGTTCTGATTGCTCTCTCAAAGTGAGCACAACCCCTACCTTCTTGAGTCTTACCAATAAGATTTTTAAACGCAAAGATATGATTGGTTTTACCTTTAGCGTATTCCATACCTTCATCATCTTCCTCAGAAGACTCGTAGGAAGGCAACGGTATTAAGTTTTCGCTAGGGAGTTTATCTGCAAAAGCAGTAAGTTCGATTCCCGATTCACCCTGAAGGACAACAACGACGGGTAGTGGCTGTTCGCCTTTAAAGTTACGTGTGTTAGGAATACGTAGTAGTCGCGCCGCATCATCAGTTACAACAGGGTCAATGTCCAACCCGTCCTGTAAACACGTCGTCTTAAGTTGCGATGCTACTGGCTTCCATTCGTCACGCGAGTAAGATTTATCTAACGTCCAGTATACGTGTAGACCGCGCCCTGAATTAATTATGTAGGGCTTAGGCAAAGTATACGTTTTACGAAATGTTCTTAATGCTTTTAGCGCATCGCTTTGAGTTTGATAAGGTTTGTCCGCCCCGCAATCTATATCGAGAAACAAAGATTTTAAGTCCCGCGCATTGTCAGACTTACGATTCTTATCAACAAAGGAGGACAATGCAAAATAAACATCATGCCCTTGTCCATCAAAGTTGTTCGCGGCTTCCGTAACAGCGTCTAAAGAATCGTGAAACTGTTGTTTCATTGACCCTTCGTTCTTTTTTCCTGCTATACAATAGTACCCTTCACCGCCCAACACAGCGCCAAGAAACTGTTTGGTATCCATAAGCTATCCATACTTGAAAGAGGTTTGGGCATCCGAAGATGCCCTTATTTTTATTTTAGTCGTCGAATCCGTCTAACAATGATGCTAGATCAACATCGTCTTTAGGAGCCTCTTTCTTTTTCTTGGACACTTTGACCTTTGGTTCTGCAACAGCTTCTGCTTCCTCTTCCTCTTCTTCTTCAGCCACTACATCAAACACACTTTCAAGTTCGTCTTCACTAGAATCGTCATCTTCTTTAGCAAACCCCTCAACAGCGTCGAATATATTGTTTTCCGCTGATACTCCACGGTCTGCTAGCTTAACAACCTGAACGGCTTCTAAACGTAAAGCCACACCATGCCCAGTTTTTGGGTTGCTCCACGGGTGCAGCTCTACTTGTAGATTCATTATGCTACCTTTTGTTACCTTAAACCCTTTACCCAAGTCGTTCTTTTGAGCATCAATATGCACTGGAGGTCTTTCCCAAGAAGCATCTATCCTCGCCACGCCAACAAAAAGTTTAGGGTTTTCTGTATCTGGAGTGAACGGGTTTTCAAATTTAGGCCAATCATCTTCTTTCCGAACCTTATAAGCTTTGCCCATAGCTAATAAAAGTTCTTTGGCTTGCTCCGCAGTCATTTTAAAGTTAGTGGTGTACTTTGCACCTGAAGTATGGGCATCACAAGGGTCACTCCCCCCTTTACCATTCGGACCGCCGTTTTTGTTAAATACGTAGGGCTGATCCATCTTGGGGTAAAGAGCTATTACGTTCTCTATCTTCCGTACTATTTTTTCTTTCTTCATTTTATCGCACTCTCTTTAAGGTTAATTAAAATTGCATTAGCTCGAAAGCTAAGGTTTTGGTACTACGCATCCCTTACATATACTCCTTCCCCTTCGACAACATCGAACATGCTGTCCACGATAGGGCCGTTGTTTCTGTGCACTTGCGGGATAAAACTTACTAAACTTTTAGTATCAGGATTACTTTGCATCTGCTTAACTAACTTGAACTCAGTTTCTTCTAAAACTCGAAAAGGTTTGAAGCATAGTTTTGGAGTCAAGCTATCCTCATCAAAACTTAACTCAGTCATTATCGAAGACAGTAACGCGTTCTGCGAATCAATTAAGCGAGCGTAAGTTTGCAGTCCCATCTTTTTCTGCTCTTTCCCAAATACACTCGTTGCAGGTAACGCTAACTGATAAGCTTTATCTGGCTGAAGCACACCCTCATCATCCGCTAGCATAAGGGCAATCCTTTGTTGGAATTTACACGCCCTAGACGTTCCATGACCTGAACCTTTTATATTCTTCTCACAGTTAAAACATGTGCGTGATTGCCTTGAATCCACTGGAACTTCTTTTGAAGGCACTCCAGTACCTCCGTCTGCGGCCCAACATACAGGAGCGTTACTACCCCCACTTGAATACTCTGTCGCGTAGAAAATACGAGACACGGGTGCGGCCTTGATTATGACTACTTTTTGAGGTGAGGAACCCAACTCTTCAATATCATCGTCGATAACACGGAAGTTGTTCTCACGAATACTAATACGTGGAACGTGTGTGCCTAACGGGTAAGACTGTTCTGGCTCGGAAGCGACAGGTTTAACTTCGACCTCAACTTCATCAAGCAAATCAGCGAAAGGGTCGGTCATACATCATCACCTTCATCGAATATCAAATCGAGTTGGTCTACAATCTGATCGCTAGGTTCATCTTGTTTGAGCGCCTCGACTACAGCAGGGACATTAAATCGGTAGGTGTACCCTACTTTTATGTAAGTAGTCTTGGGTATGAACCCTTTATTGACCCATTGTCGGATGGTGCTTACTTTTACTGAAAGGTGTTCTGCAACATCTTCAACAGGAACGTAGCTACTGAATTCGCTCATTTTTTCCTCCGTACAGTGATGGTGTACTCACTATCTGCGTTGAGTCCGGGGGGTAAATCTTCCGGGTTCTCTTCAAGGAACTGTTTCATGTTCCCTTGGTGTATTCGTTTCTCAAGCAAGTCTACTGCTTCATGCTTAATCACGAAGTTGTTAAACGCTTCCCAATCACCTGTCCAGAATCTTGTTTTCTGAGAGCGCCAAAAGGTTCCAGAAGAAGTCTTTACTGACTCCACCCCGTTGTCTTTACAGTGCTCCAGAAACTGACCCTTTATGATGTCGAGCCGTCTGTTTATCTCTTTCTCTTTCTCTGCAAAGGCCGTAGCCAATTCAGCTTTTTTATCGCGAAGCGTTATGTAGGCTGCAATATAATCGTCAAGTGTGCTCACAACAGTGTCTGTCATGGTTAAGTATCCCCTACTTTTATTGTGTTTCTTATAATATAGTGGAGTTTAATCTATAATTCAAGTACATCTTCATATAAATCTATCATTTTTGTATGCACGTTTATTCGCTCGTCTAACATACTATATATTCGTTTCTCAACAGGTGGTCCTTGAAGTTGTACCACGGTACAGGGGTGTTTCTGCCCAGAGCGATGGACTCGTGCGTTGGCTTGAGCGTAGGTTTCTAAAGAAGCCGTTGGCCCCCACCAGACAATGGTGTTAGCCGCCGTTAGTGTAACTCCATGTGCCGCCGCTTGTGGCTGGATAATAAGTACACGAGGGGAGTCGGTCGTTTGAAACGCTTTGAATATCTGTGTCCTTTTGTTCGCACTTACCCCTCCTGAGATTACGTCGTTAGTGATCCCATCTTTAGACAACTTATCTTTGAGAAGTTCAATGACATGTTTAAACGGAACAAAGATCAGGACTTTCTGACTAGACTCGTTAATAACTTCTTTCAGTACTCGGTATCGGTTCTTTATATCAAACTCAATGGTCTCTCCACTATCCGTATAGACCGCGCCACATGAAATCTGTAAGAGTTTGTTCATGTTTACCGCCGCATTAGCCGCAGTAATCTGTTCTCCATCCGCAGTAGCCATCATTTGTTTACGTAAGATGTCGTAGTATTTCTTTTGTTGAGCGGTTAGTTCTACCTCACGTTTAACGTAAGTCATCTCAGGCAAATCAAGACATTGTTCTTTAGTGAAACGTATTGCAGGTTGTAGTGCTTTAAATACAATATCTGTAGCGCGAGGCTTAGGAACCCATTTAAACTGAGTGAGTCTGTGCATTACTAATTCACGAAAAGCCCCAAAGAATCTAGGGACTGACTTAGGATTAACAAGTTTAGCTAGCCCGTAAGCGTCAACAGGGGACTGGGCGGCGGGTGTACCTGTCATTAACCATAACCAAGTATCAGGCTTTAGAATACTAGCCAGTACTTTCCACCGTTTAGATTGTGCGTTCTTATAATGGGTAGCTTCGTCTACGATGATTAGGTCAAAGCCACCGTTAGCTATGTCGTCTTTTACTATTTCTACCCCATCGTAATTAATAATCATGTACTCTGCATCGCCGTTAATAATCTCTTGGCGTTTCTTCTTAGCCCCATGCGCGATGTCTACTGTACGGTGCATAGCAAAGTTAAATAAGTCGGCCCTCCAAGCTGAATCCATAATAGAGAGTGGGCATATTATCAAAACACGTTTGATTAACTTCTGTTGCATTAAAAAGTCCGAAGCCCAAATAGCACTCGCCGTTTTGCCAGTCCCTTGTTCGTTAAAACAAAACGCCTTACGGTTCATTGTAAGAAAAGAAGCTGTAGTCTTTTGGTGTTCAAAGGGTTTATATCGCCCAGACCACTTGTACTGCCCCAAAATAGGGGAGGGTACGTCTTTTACGTTTAAGTTCTTTAGTACTCTCGCTTCATCTACACCCCACTTAACAAGCACATCAGTGTTGTTAACTTGTTTACTGGATGGGATAGCGGTTGTTATTTTGTCGGGATTACGAACCCGCAGAAGCAAGCCTCTGTTGTCTACTATTTGCATATCTACTTCTTTTTCTTATAGTTTCTGGAACGGTTTTTACTACGACTTTCAATTTTTACACCGTCTTTATTACTACCGCCTTTGCTTAGGGCTTTCTTGTGACTGACATCTTTACCTTCTCTTTTGTCCGCCTTACCGTTTTTATTCTTGTCTACACCCTCTCTATCCATCTTTTGTCTAGCGCGTTGCCGTTCCATTCGCGCTTCAAACGCTTTACTACCTTTAGGTTTGTTAACCTGTTTCTTCCTGTCTTTAGGGTTTTTGTACGGCATAGTTACCTCTTTCCGTTATGTGGACATTCAATCACCACGCACCATGCACGGCAAAGTCCTGTTGGATGGGCGTTCCAAGTATCTACCTCAAACGCTTTCTCTAGCTTGCCATACTCGGTAAGCCATTTTTCCCAGAGTTTCGGTTCATTCTCTATCGTGTATGTATCTTTAATAAATGCGTTGCAGACAACAAAAAGCAACCCACCTTTCACTACTTTTACTTCTGGAAAGTGCTTAAACGTAGCTAACGCCATCAGTTCTAGCTGCCCTTTATCTGCATACTTAGCCGACTTGCCGGTTTTATAATCAATAACTTTAGCTACACCTGTTTCTCTATTGATTATGGTGAGGTCTGACACCCCTCTAAACCACACGTCCTTGTCAAAGAAGCCGCAGGGTTCAAAGTTCTCAGTCAACCCCATCTTGTACTCACAAAACTTCTCACCTTCCATACCTTTAAGCTTATCTAGCGTGGGTTCTGCATAGGCAAACCTTGGGTCTAACTCTTCAACATCGCCACGCACATACTGTTCTGCCGCTTCGTGAAACTCGTTACCGTACAATATCGCTTTTGTATTAAAATCTTCTTCATAGTCCTTTACTACTTTAGTGTGGTAGTACTTTTTGGGGCAT